AGTCAAAGACATACTGGGGGTGCATAGCCCCAAATAACTAACATTATTAGAAGTCCAGTTTTGTGTCGATGTAAACTCAACATAATATTTACCGCCTATTGGCGGCTGAACAGTTGCTCTTGAATTAACCCATGATGCACTTGCTTGAGCAATTCTTAAATTTGCATTAGTAATTGACAAACCACCATTTTTTAATGGGTTTACAACAGCATAATTCGCCGCACTCTCACTTGTCAGAGTCGGCACATCTGTCATGCTGTCATAGGTCGATCCGCTAGTAACAGATATGTTATTCGGAGTCCAGTTGTTGCCGTTGCCTGAGTAGTCCTTGCCAATAGTGGCCGCTGTGTTGTTGCTGTTGTCAGAGAAGTTTAGGTAGAAACCGTTAGTGCCATAGGCGCCAGAATACTTCTTAGGTTTCCATACTCCAGTCTGAGCATCAGTCTCACCGAATGAGGATGGGGTCAGGGCTTGACCATCAATGAAGTTTACTTCTGCTAGGTAGCCGTCAAAATAGTTTGATGTCAATCTGCTGATATAATTGACAGAACCATTTGCATTCAAAATAGATGATGCGTTTTGAGAAATAGGGCCAAAATGATAAGTTACTGTAGCCCTAACACCGTTTACCCAAATCTGCGTTCTATCTGTTGATGTAGCGTTTGCGCTATCCCAGACCAAAACAATGTGATACCAAGCAGAAGGGTCACGATAAATTGCATTTGTGGTTGCTCTTACTTGATATCCGCCTGAATATTGGTCAAATGTTAAATAATCCACAGAGCCAGCAGAGCCGTTCACAAATCCAAAATTTACAAATGTTGTATATGAATCTGGAGTTGCGCTAAAAATATAGTTTGTTGCTCCGCCAATGTTTCCTCTTTTTACCCAACCAGACCAAGTAAATTTTTTAGTATCTGTAGGGGTTGTAAATGTCCTGTTTAAATAAGCAGAAGCACTAGACCGAAAGCGCAAGGATCGGCTGATCGTATAAGCATCATCCCCAGTCAGCAGTAGATTATGACTAAGCATTTATTTCACATCCGCAATTAAACGAGCTGTGATGCGGCTGGCTGATTCTACATAGTAGGCTAATACATCAACCGCATTAGCAGTAGTTGTCAGAGTTGGAGCTGTACCACCAGGAAACTTAAAGTTTGATCCATAGGATAAAGTGCGGCTACCAGTACCATCTTGAGTAATTACAATCACACCTGACTGACCAGCGGTGAGATTGGTTGGGTTAGCCAGGGTGCGATTGCCACCCAAAGTTACAGAGAAGTTGTTTGCGTTATTCATGTTTGGCGTGATAGTCGCGCCATCAGTCAAGGCTGTAATCGTGCCACGCTGCGCTACAGAAAAAGACTGGTTTGTGTCGGTGCGTGCAACTAAGTTACCAACAGTTAGCGTTGGATCTCCACTGACACCATCACCATTGGTAACTGTGATGACATTTGTTGTGCCAATAATAGTCCTTGCCGCAGCAGTCGAGCTGCTTGTCCTTGCAACAAAACCATTAGTGCTTAATCCAGAAATGGCTTGCAACTCTGCGTCATAGGCTTGGACATTCGTGCCAATTGCAACACCAAGATTGGTGCGAGCTGTAGATGTGTTGGTTAAGTCAGATAAATTGTTTGCTTTAGCTAAGTAATCTGTACCAGAAACATAGGCAGCTACCCATACAGATCCTGTGTACACCTTCATTGCACCAGATACAGAATTAAAGTACAAGGATCCAGCTACTAGAGCATTGCCATCATTATCCAATGTTGGATCGCTAGTCTTGCTACCAAGATACCTATCATCAAAATTATCGTATGCTGTTAGCGTTGCATCACGAGCTGCCTCTGCTGCGGTCTGGGCATTGCCAGCAGAAACCGCAGATGCCGCCGCATTAGTAGCGCTTGTGCTTGCGGAGCTTGCGCTATTAGATGCATTAGTCGCGCTTGTGGCTGCGTTGCTTGCAGAAGTGCTGGCAGAACTAGCAGAACTGGACGCGTTGCTTGCGCTAGTCGATGCTGAACTAGCCGAATTGCTTGCGTTAGTTGCTTGGGTTGATGCAGTCGATGCAGACGATGATGCTGACGATGCGCTTGATGATGCAGCACTAGCAGACGAACTTGCAGAGCTTGCGCTTGATGCGGCAGCAGATGCAGACGCGGCAGCATTAGTAGCATATGTTTGAGCATTAGAAATATCGCCAGCAGCAAACGATGCAATTGGATCTCCAGTTGTCGCATCAAATGACAACACTTTTCCAGCGCGAGATGCTTTGGCTGGTAATGTCATGTTAATGTCAGTTGGGTCAACTACTGGAGCTTTAAGACCGCGCTCTGCTGTTTCTGCTACTTGCTGAATAAAGATTGTTTGAGCATCCAATTCATCATTTAATGTATTGGCAAAGAAGTCTCCACCAGTGGTAAAGTCAGTAATGCGCTGTATAGTTTTTGCGCCAACGATTGTAATGTTTCCAGTGCCAGCAGTTACAAGGGTGACAGATCCTGTACCATTAGCATTAATAGTTACAGAATAATCTGTTGTCAGGGTAAGCAGTGTGCTGCCTCGATATACAGCAATATCGCTTGAAGTTAATATTTCAAAGGTGAAAGCATACGGCCCGACACCAGTGTTGGTGTAGACAACTCTTCGTGGTACATTAGATATTGCGTAATCGGCCATGATTCATAAGCTCCTTTTGGGTATTGTATTATTTATTCCACAATTTCTCTAGGTTTCTTGAGGTAATTGCTCTTTGCCAGCTCTTCATTCAAGATGATCTGATTTGATACTTCTGGGTATTTCATCCTAAAAGCATCAGATTTGTAAGCGGCGGTTTTAAAGTCAGACATGGTTCTGCTTAAATCTGACAACACCCCAGCATAAGCCATGCGTTGCATTTGGGCTGCGTTGTCAATATCGGTTAAAACAGATGCCACTTCCAGCTTAAATGTTTTGCCATTGATCGTGACCTTATTCATGATGTCCAATAGATCCGAATACTCAGCATCGTTTAGCTTAATGTTGTTAACAACTCGGTCTGGTTTATTTAAAGCATTTTTACCAGTTGCCTTTGAAATATCAAGCAAAGTCTTTTCTATGTTGTCAAGATCGTCCTCTTTGCGGTAGAAAGGTGCCACCCAATACAATGGCCCAATTTCCCCAACTTGAACCTCTTCACCCCATATGTTTCGCGTTGGGGCTTGTGACTCGCTAAGGATTGGTGTTTTTGACAACCAGTTTCTGAACATAAAGTCAAACTCTCTGTGGCCATGTGGCAGCCCTGGGTCTGGGGTTACATTCCTCTTGGTGGGATCAAGGGTTGTTTCAATTTGACGAATCAAAGAACCAGCTGGCGTTGGGATTGGGATCACACCGCCTGGGAAGTTCTGGGATATACCACCAAAAAATTTATTAGCAGACGCTGACGCTCTTTCGCCAGTTGGGTCTCGTTTAATTTCTTCAATAAGGCTGACAAAGTTAGACATGCCAGACATAAATGGTAGTTCGCTAATGTACTTAAATGGCAACAGTGCAGAATAAAGCAGCAGATCTGTCCACTCGCTGTCCTCTTCTTTTCCATAGACAGAGCCAATCTCAGCAAGGGTTGCGGCCATTGCAATCAAACCACCAAATGGCTCTAGTCCAGCATAACTGATTCGCTTGTCACCAACCTTTATAGAGAAAGGCTGCCAGCCAGTTGTTTCTCTTAAAAACTCTCTGCGCTTTGGATCGGTTGGGCCAGCACCGCTAATCGTGCCATCAAGCGCCATGTTGTACATCAAGCCCATAAACGATGAGCCCATTGCTATTTTACCCATGGCCATCTGACGGCGCGCACCGCCAGCTGCCAGTTCATCCCTGACATCTTTCATTAATGGGGCAAATGGAGTTCTCTTAAATAACTCGACTTCCATATTAACGATGGTTTTAACGAATGGAATTAAAACAGTTCCAACAGGCAAAACATCGTTTAATTTATTTCTGGCCTCTAGCGCAAAGTTACCAAAGCTGCCCATGTCAGATTGCAATGTGGCGTTTTTAACAGCGTCATCAACCTTTTTCAAAATTGCCTGGTCTGGGTTAATGATTTGCATAACCATGCCATCGATGGCAGTTTTCTCATCCACCCCATTCTCAATGGCCATAAGCGCCTGGCGAGCTGCCAGTCGGCGGGTTTCCATTTGAGCGACAACAGCCTTGCTTACCTCGTCACCAGCCATCATTGCCCTAAACGGTAGGCGTATAGCCTTTCCAATGTAGTCAACCGCCTGGGCTACAGGGCTTTCTGGGTTTTGAAACAGGCGAGACGATAACGCTGGTGTAGGCGTTTTATCAATGTCTTTGCCAGCATATACTGGGGCATCCTCAACAAACGCCTTTAAACCCGATTTTAAGCCGTTTGGGAGGGCATAAAAGAAGTTGGCCATCTCTATGACGGCCTCGCTTATATACAGCTTGTCAGACGATTGTGAGCCAAACATTTTTGTTACTGGGATGTCTATCGCTTTGCCAATGGTTGCCCCAAATGTTGTGTCCAAAGATCTGCCAATGGACATAATCATATTGGCGTATAGGTTTCGCTCAATAGTGGCTGGGCTATACATAATCGATGAGACATACATCTCTTTCCAGATGTCTTTAAGGTTTTCTGTGGTGCTGCCAGCCATCTGCACAAAGCGGCCTTTTTCTTCAATGCTAAGTTTTTCATACGCCATGGCCAGCTGCTTTAGTGTTGCTCTGCCGCCACTTTCGTTTAATAGGGTTGTTATTGCTGTTGGATCGCTAACCCCAACCGTACCATCAACTGGCAGCCTAAACGAGCGCAGCGCCCTGGCCGCCTCGGTTTGAGCTGCTTTTAACTTCATCTGAATTGCTGAGTGGGTGGACAGATGGTTTCTGAACTCAAGCAATAAAGCGTCATCCTCTTTGTTTGGCCCAAGGTTTTTAATTTGGTTTGCCAAATCGTCTAAACGCTTTGATGACTTAACCAGCAAATGACGCGCTGCAACAAGCTGTTCTGCATTAAATGTTTGACCTACATTTGCCTGTAGTATTTCTGGCAGAATATTAATTCTTGTGGCCAGATCATTGACAACATCGTCTGACAGAACGCCGCGTTTTGCAACATCAATTTCAGATGCGTACATTCTGCTAACTTGATCGATTGCCCGATCAATGTCAGTAGAATCTTGAATATAGTTAAAGTTAAAATCAATGCCAACGGCTGGCACTTCTTTGCCATTAATAAAAGTATCTACTTCGTCCATTGTTGCCGTTTTAATAACCAGGCTATTGTCTGGCATAACGGTGGCTGGAGCGCCTAAATCGCCATCTGCTTTAACGGTAATTGGCGCTTCTGTAACTGGGGCTGGCTCAACAGGAGCTGGCTCAAGTATCTCTTTTTTTTGATCTCTTTTTTTGGTCTGCTGAAATACACCAGGTTGTTTAATTGTTTCTGTTTTTGTGGCAGACTTGACAACCTCTTCCCTAGCTTTTTCTGCTACCTTTGTGTCAACTTCTTTTGCAAGCTCTTCTGTTTTCTTAAATGTTTTTTTAATAATCTGGCCAGCGGTGCCAAGCAAACTAGCAACTTGTACTGGTTCTGGCAATGGCTCCTGATCGGCGGCCGTATTAAAGACATTTGTAATATCAACATTGGGCTGCTCAACATCTGGCAGAATACTATTTAATCGTTGGCTAATTGGTTCGATCGCCATTATTCTGCTCCCTCAGTTGGCTGTTTGTTTAAGGCCTTTTCTGCCGATGCTTGTTGTCGGCTAAGTCTTAGTTTGTCTAAGCGCTTGGCATTTGATTCGAGGAGTTTGCTTTGAGAACTTCCAAGAGCCTTGCTTGCTTCGCTGCTAGATCTGGGTTTTTGGACTCCTGGCCCAGCATTATCTGTTGCAGTAGCTGTACGGAGTCTATCGAGCTGGTCTTTGTATCCAGCTTGTTCGAGGATTGGGGCATATCTTTCATCATAAAATAGTGTCCTAAAGTCAGGGGTTGATGCTATCAAATCATCGGTAATTGCATTCTCTTTAATTAATTGTAACGCAGACCTGGTTTCATTAGCATCGCTGGCCTTTTCGTATAATGTCTTAGCCCACGACCAAATGGTTTCTTGAACCTCTGCTGGAGTCCAGGTTTCGCCAGTTAACTTTGTCAGGTATGCAGCGGTATCCCTTACCCTGGCGTTCATTGCCAAATAGCCTGGCCCTTTGCCAGCGTCTGTCTTGGTTAAGCTGCCGCTAAATATTGTTTGATCTACTAAAGAGAATGATGCCATCCATGCATCATTGGTAACTTGCTCAACATTACCCTGTAGGTTTTTCATAAATGAATCAACTTTAGGGCCAGACAATACTAGGGTTGATGGATCCTCGGAAGTAAGCGCTCTAACAGAGTTATTTTTCCATGCGTCAAGTACAGACTCTTCGCCTTTGCTGCCCTGAACACTTTGACCCATGACCGCAATAATTGACTCTCTATCTTGTGGCCGTCCAGCAGCTGTCCAGTTTTTCCATATTTGCAATGCGTTATATAGGTTTGACTCAACGCTTGTTTGTGGACTGGTGGCAGAAAGCAATGCTGCAAACCTTGGCGCGTCTTGTCCAAACACCTCAATGATCGCTTTTGCAGATCCTTCGTACCAACCCTTCTTGGCAATGCCGCCAACTGCCGCAGCTGCAAATTCTTTTGTAGTTGGTAGTGTTGTCAGTATGTCTACCATTTTGATAGCTGTATCTGTGCGTAACTTTCCTTGCTCTTCGGGAGTCAGGTTTTTAATTGCTTTTTGCAGTACGGCTGCTTTATCGCCAGGTATTTTTAATTCTTTATCTCCAACTTTTACTGGCATTAATAAAGCATCTCCAAGATCACCAACTGGTTGAATGCTTAAACCAATTGGCATACCCTTGGTGGCCTGTACGGCTCCCTTAATTACTTTTGGTGCGTCCAATAATCCTGGGGCTGGTAAAAACTGGCCAATGCTTTGAGCAACATCAGCTGTTTTTTGACGCTCTTGTGCATTTGGTGCGCCAGCTGGAACAACTGGTGGCATGGCCTTGCTTTGCAAAACTTCTTCAGATGTTGGGAATACGCGCTTGCCTAAAACGGCGTCAGCGCCCTCTTGGTTAATCATGTCAACTATTGAGCGTATATCTCCAGGCAAACCAATTGCGGCCCCTGTCGCGCCCCTTAAAGCGCCAGCAAGCATATCCAATAAAGCAACTGCTGGCCTATCTAATCCACCAGCCTTAGCAGATTGCTCTTTAGTAATTCCAGCTCTACCAACCCTGATTCCAGTTTGTGGCACATCGGATGTTACTGGCCCAGAGGCAAGCAATGTTGGCTCTGTTATTTCTTCTGTTTGGCCAATTGGCATTAAAGATCCATTGCTTGTTTTTGCGTATGCGCCAAGCACACCATTGTCATCTTCTGTTACAACAAAGTTGTCATCGCCAGCTTGCGCTCTTTCAACCATTCCTTGTTTAATGGCTGGATCGCTTAATAAATCATCATGCAAATAAATATCGTCAACGGTATTGTATTTAAACATTTATCACTCTCCAGCTTTTGCTTTTTGTTGGTTTGCACGATATTCATTAATTGCATTTTTTGCTGCTGCAATATCTTGCGGCTTACGCTTTGGATTGGCAGATGCTGTTTTTAATGCTTGCTCTGTTGCTGCCACATTATTTAAATCAACCCCAGTAAGTTCTGGCACAAGCATAACGGCAGTGTTCTGGTTTGTATTAGACATCCTGGTAAATATTGGAGCCATGTCTTTTGACAACCCTTTGGACAGCTCGGAGCCTTTTGCTCGTATTTCAGCAGCTGTTGGGAAAACGCCTTTATCATTTGGCGTTGCAGCAAACAATCTTAAATCCATTGCTGCTTTATTTCTGGCCATGACGGCAGCTGACCTTGCCTCGGCAGTTGGCAGTTCTGGCGGTAAGTTAGCCTGTTGAATGCCAACGGCTAGATTAATCTGTTTTTCGCCATATTCAATATCATCATTTGGTTTTGCAATATCCATGGCCAATGCTTTGATTGTGCCTTTGGTTAGCTTGCCTCTGTTTTTTAATAGCTCTTCTACAGTCAATTGACCTCTTGCTGATTTTGATGTCAGCGTATACAAAGTCATCGTATCGTCTGTAGATGCTCCAGCTGCATCACTAATAATAAATTCTTTAATTGACCTTAATTTTGCTGGGTCAATAGGCATGTTTTTTAACTTGCCAAATAACTCATTTGATCTACCAGGATCGGCAGTTGTCATTATCTCGCGAATGATTGGCAAAGCATTTAATTCTGCTTGCGTAAACTCTGCGTCTATGCCTTTCTTAATGTTGTCGCTATAAGACTTCATTTGGTCAAATACCTGGTTTCTAAATGGCAGCGGTGCAATCTCCCACATTTCTGTAAACTTGCCACCGTTGTTTGCTTTTAGCTTTCCAAGTTTTTCTGTTATGTTTTGCCCAAACTCATCAGACAAAAAGTATTGAGCCATTACATTTGCTTTTGTGTCTGTAATGTTTTTAATCATTTCTGTTGTGGCTGCCGTTGCGCCTTGTACGCCAACTAATGAATTTGCAGACTGAGCAAAACTTTCAAAAAACTTATTGATGCGGTAATCTTTTGGAATTGGCAAATTATTTGTCGGGTCAATTGGATCATCGCCAGACATGACCAACTCAATCATTTTTAAAGTGTTGTCTTTAAGAATGTTTAGTTTATATGCGTTTGCAGCAATTCTTCTTTTGCCTTCAAGTTTTGCTGTTTCGTCAATAACCTTGTTTCCCATAGTGGCCACAGACGCTCTATATTTAAACGAGCTTTCTGGATCAACTTGGGCTAATGCAGAACCAATGCCATCTGTAAGCGATTTAACTTTTGAGCGCACAGCTTCAAAATCAAGCTCGCCGCTTTCTGCTTTTTTATAAATGTCTAATAATTGTGTGCTGGCCTCTACTTCTGCATGGGCTGACAACTCAAATGCTCTTACTTTTCGTACAGCAGAATCAAAAACATTTATTGGCGATCCGAGTGATACTGTACTCATATCGCCTTTTGCCATTGCCTCTAACTGCTCTTTTGTCAATGGGTTTTCTGCTGCAAACTGCAAACCAGCTCTGGCGCTTATTTGCTCGCCCTCTCTAAAAATCAATGCGCTCATGCGATCAAGTTTTTGAGCAACAGTACCTTGGTACTTTGCTTGGGCAACTAAAGCAATTTCTGGTGTTATTTGTGGAAAGACAACATTAGGCGTTGCTGCGCTTGGCGCACCGCCAACTCCAACTCTGCCAGTTTCTGTTCTAATTAATTCAGCCATGATCTAACCTTATTATGAGAATATGTCTTTGGTTTTTTGGATAACGCCAGAAGTTGGGAATGCTTTAGCAAACCCAATGCCGCCTTCAATAAGTTGTGCTGTGGCCAAAATTCCACCAGACTGAGCTGCGTATCTTCCAGTAGTTAGCAAAGATCTAGCGTTAGCTATTGACGCTTCGCGTTCATAGTTTGATTGATCGTATCCAGCTTTAAGAATATTGGTTGCATCTTCCATACCAAAGACGCGAGCCACCATAGCGTTCAAATCTACAATGCCAACATCCTGATACACATTACGCACATTGGTTGCTTGGATATTAAATGATGATCCACCACTTACTCCATTTGCAGCTGCTCTTGCCCTTGCTGTTGCGTTTGCCTTAGACAAAGAGCGCAACAATGTGTTTGCTTGGATTTTGTAATTAATGGCCTCTAGCTCTGTTTGGAATATTTTGCGCTCGTAATTTAATTCAGCATACTCAACAGCTTTATCAGCGCGCAACCCAGCAAGTCTTAAATTTTCTGTAGCTTGTGCTGCGTAACCAGCTTGCTGCAAATAACCTTGTGCCTTGGATGCGTATGCAGATCCAATCGATGCGAATAAGCCAGCGCCAGCCAGAGCGCCAGCACTAATCATTGATGATCCAGACTGTGTTGGCTGTGGCGCGTTAACTGCGTTTTCCCTGGATGCCATAATTATGTTCCCTGATTAATTGCAACTTTAAATTCAATTCCAAGCAATGTCATCTTTAGCGGCAATGTTTGCGTAACTTCAATTGATGCATCTCTTGTATATCCGCGCACGCCGTCTAAACGCTTAACGCCAGTAAACTCAGCAATTGGCCTATCAAGCAATGGATTGTCAAAGTTTTGGAATGGCACTGGTTGATTATTAATACTTAAATGTTGCGTATTGTTAACAATAGCGTTAACTTGAACAACGCGTTTTTTGAATGCAATTCTTGCGCCAGATTGCAATTTAACCTCAACTGGCATTGTTTTTACATATGGTGTAAACGGTAAACCAACCTCATATTTAGTTGTTGATGCTCGATCAAATGTAACAGAGCCGCCGCCAGAAACAGTCTCATTAGACTGTGGCACACCATCTGTAATTACATTTAATGATTTGCCAATGTGTGGCAGACTGCTGGCAGATGCCGCAGCTCCACCAACAAAAGCGCAATCTGTAAAATAATCACGCCCAAACAATTCTAAAAAGTACCGAGTTGTGCCGTTAAATGTTCGTCTGACAACAGCATAAATATCAGTGACATCACAGCCAACATCTAAATATAATCCATCGGTTGTAAATTCTGACGGCGCTACAACTTGCTGTGAACGCAAAATTGAAAAGCATGCAATTGTTCCATCTGTAGAATTGACAATTAATAGCAAATCTCCTTCGTCAGTTTCTGTAGATCGGCGCAATGCCATGCGTGTTGGCCCTTTTAATAAATGGCCAGCAAGCAAAGAAATACGCTGGGTAACATAAGTTAATTGAGCGTCTGAGAACAAGAACTCATTAAGAGCTTTTCCCTGGCGCTGCACAAATAGCGTGCCAGTTTCTAATGATTCAACCCTGGTGCCAGGTTTCATGCCGTTACGGCTAATAGCTTTAAAAATAAGCGTGGCTGGCGTAATTGGATCTGTTCCTGTTTGTGGCACATAAAACTCACCACCAGTTGAGAACACTTGCAGATCTCGCGAACTAACCATGTCAACAATTGTGTTTAACTGGTTGGTGTCAAGCGTTGCCTCAATTGCGTCATCGTCCAAAGATTCTGTGGCCTGGAAGTCAAAGAAGATTCCAACCCTAGACCCCCAGATTGTAGATGGGCGCGACTTTGATCCACCAAAAAACAGACGGCCTTCATGGAATGTTACGGTACGCGGCCATCCTTTTGTTGAACTCCACACTGGCTCATATCCAGACTCATAATCCCAAGATCCGTTTGCAATTGCGCTAGTGTTAAAAAATGGATATTCAGTAACAGCGTCAACTACAGTGCCGCTAATATAGGCCACAATCTTTGCTCTACCCTGTGGGGATGCATTAACATACTGGCCAACGCTGGCAGCTGTAAAGACGCTAGACGATGCCGTTAGTCTGACATTACCACTAACCCTGTCTGGCGTTAATGTACCAGCTGGATTGGTTACGCTTAATGTAAACGCATAATTTGGAATTGCATCAAATGTAATTGTGGTAACTGTCCATGTTGCGTCTGTTGCACCGCGAACAATCTTAATTGGCTGCAAATCGGGGTGAACAATAATCAGCGTATCGGCAGATTGAGTCCAGCAGATATTGGGCAGCATAGCGCCAGTAATTGCTGAAACGGTCAAATAGTTATTGCCAGATCCATTGATATTTGCAATTGTTGCACCGTCTTTAATTACATACATGCGGCCAGCAACAAAGCAAAGCATATAGCTGTCATCAACAGAAAACTGAAATGGCACCAGGCGCACGCCGTTGGCAACGCTTGGGGTGCTGGAATTTGGCAACTCAAGAATATGCTTGCTACCAAATCTGCGGCGCAGACCGCCCTGTGGCTGGATAATTACATTGGTTGCTTTAGCTAACGCGTTTCCATATTGATTTAAATCAACTCTGGCGCGGAGCAATGGATCAAGCTCACCAGTAGAAAAGTTAGTCTGAAAGTCAATAAAGCGTGGCATTAAAACCTCGCTGCTACTAAAGCGTAATCCTCAATAACTTGAGGTGGCTGCCCTTGGCCGTCAATGTTTGTGGCAACTCTAAAATAGCCGCCGCGGTTGTTTTCAGATGGGCCGCCAATTGCTACATTTTGCCAATATTGTGTTTTTGTTTCTTGCTCTGTAATTGGATAAGCAAGATGCCAAGCCATCATATATTTAAGCAGTTGAATAAAATAATGAGGCATTGCAAATTCTGGTGTTTGATATGGGTAATCAATATAAACTTCTTCGTAATTTGTATTGATTTTATCGCCTTCAATTTCCCATTCTTTTACTGGGCGCGCATACAAATTATTTGTTTCAAATAAAGCTCTGGGATTGCCAATACGATCGCCTGGCAATTGATATTGGTATTTCCATTCATTTGTTGGAGTTGTCACTAAACGAGCAAGTTTAACTTTCTTGTAGGCAAAGCTCCATGGGTACATCATTAATAAACTATCGCGTACATCTGGGTATAAACGATCACAAGAGTTGGCCTCGTCTGTGCCGTCATTAAATGACGAAATGGGCTTCGCGCCCAATAAAATTAAAGCATCAGAACAAATTGATACTGCGGTATCACCAGCTGCCATACTAACCCCTTATGTAAGAAAGGGCTACCACCGAGAATTCCCAGTAGCAGCCCCTTGTTTACTACATTGCTTAATCGCCGTCAGTATTAGCCAGCGTTGTACCATCGTTCACATCGACAACACCAGAGGCGTTGCTTAAAACATAAACGAGAGTTGCAACTGCGGTACCACCAGTAGAAGTTACGCAATAAACCAAATCGCCAACACTGAGAGTGTTAGCTAGGCTATTGAAATAACCACTGGTATTTACATCAGCAATCGTATCAGTCGTTTTGTATGCATAAATGCTAGGAGCTTGACCACTCTTAGCAGCACATACGGTTACAAAACCAGTTGCGGAAAATGCCATTTTATTTCTCCTTTAATTAAGCGCCGTTTTCATCGCAAGTGATTTTGACGATACCTTCGTCATCAATTGCAACTGCACCAGCTGAGAACATAGAGGCCACCAAGAAAGAAGTTTTCTCAGGGATGTAGTTGATTTCGGTCTTAGGTGCAATACCTTCGGCCATTCCAACTGCATCGCGGTGGAACGCATAGGCGGTACGATCGCCAGAGGAGAGTGGCAAGCCACCTTCGCTACGGTCACCCAACACATGGAAAGTGAATCCCAAGAATGTGTTGATTTCGCCTTGTACCAATGCCTTAACGGTATTGAAATCAGACGAGGTAACCTTGGTTTCGCCAAGCATACCAGCCAAGTTGTTAGCGTGGATGATGATGTGGCGGTTGTCAGCTGGCACATTGCCCGCGTCCAAGGCCTTCTTAGCTGCAATCAACTTGTCCAAATTCATGTTGGTATTTGCACCACCAACAGACGCGGCAACTGTATTGCTTGTGCTAGATGCGTTTAGAGCGTCAAGAATCAACTGGTCTTGGCGGCGGCCGATAGCGTTGGCAACAACTTTAACCAACTCAGCACGCTCATCAAAGTTAACCTTGGCTTGCATAAAGATGTCACTGTACTCAGCAGCGATGTAGTCGCTGAGGGTTGCAGTAACTTGACCATAGGTTACATTGAGTGGGGTTACATCGGACTGGGGAATGCGAACTTGTGCAACACCCTTACCAATTTTTGGGAACTTATAAGTAGAACCTTCTACACCCGAACGAACGCGGACAGCGGGGCGTAACTGGGCAGAACCCTGATATGCCTGTTTAACTTCCGCATCGAATAGGGTTACAAAGGCAGTAGATAAATTAATAGCCATTTTGCTTCCTTTCGAAAAAGTTAAAAAAATTAATATTCGCTGTCGGTGAGCCTCGGATGAGGGCCTTTGCTTACAGTAGGTTGTCAGCCAGTAGTTGTCACTACTATTAAAGGGTCACCAAACAAAAGTGATATGCCTTGTCACTTATTGTATTGTGTTTTGTACAAAATGCAAATGGGTTGTCAAAAAAAAGACCCGCGCTTGGCGGGTCTGTAAACTCACCTAGTAGTTGGTGAGGAGATCACTAATCTGTTAGCTGTATCGTTGATTAAACAAGCGCTCAACTTTTTGACGATACGCTGGGTCTGTTTTGTATTTTGGATCACCAACCATTTGCTGCAACTCTAGGTCAGTTGGCATTCCATCAATAGGCGTTGATTCAATTGGAATGTTGCCCTCATAAGCAGACCGAATCTTTTGTAGAGCTTTTAAACCACGAGCTGTACCGCCCATAATTTTAAACTCTTCAAAGTCCTCTGGTGACCACACGCCTTTGTTAACCAAACCTCTAGCCCAATTAACCATACCGTTAATTTGAGCATCGGCATTGGGGCCAAGAGCTTTACGCTCTGCGGCAGCGTCTATCTCAGGCTGGTTGCCCATTGCGTCCATGGCCATATTGGTTAGCGTGCCAGCTAGTTCGTCAAATGCTGCCTGGCTGACACCATTTTTTGCTGCCCAGTCTTTAAATACTGGAACCATTGGCAGTTCTTCTGCTTTTTCACCAAACGCAGACAAATCGTATTTACCCTCTGGAGGTGCCTTGTGGGCTCCTTTTGATACGATTTTACGCATGTCTTTCCAGCTTTTAGCCATGCCCTCTAGGTCAGGTTCGTTTTTATCCTTATCCCAAAAGTTTTCTGGCCACCAGTCTGGCTTATCAATTGCCTCATCTTCAGGTATTGATTCAGCTGCGCGGTGTTCAATTTCGGTTTTTTCTGGAGCTTGAGAATCGACTTGGCTATCATCTTGTGCTTGCACACCGTCAAGTAAGCCAACTGATTCGCTGGGCTCGACATTTGCTGCTTCGTTGTTGTCGCTCATAGATTCCTTGCTCTATTAATTCGGGCTTCGATCTCTTTAACAAGAGAGCATCTACCCTCTAAAAAATAGCCATAGCTCGGATCCGAGCCTGGCCCCCAACAAGGTTGCTCAATCGTTTGCTCGCGCATCCATTTGAGTAACCGTTGCCCATCCTCTGTGCCAAACACACGCAGACACAGCTTATCTTGATCGCTACCTTTTTGCGGCTCCAGTGTTTGTTGCATGGCCTCAATATCATCCCAACCAGCCATTATTTCTCCTTAGTTATTAGAATCTCGTCAACCTTTTCTGGGTCTGTTTCGTTTGTTACATGTAAGCAATACCAAATCACATCTGTGATTGCATCAATTTTATGAGACGAGTTTGCCTTGATCTCAATGCAAGCTGGGCCAGTATATTCCTTTATTTGGCCATCAATTGTTAATAACGCTTTGCCAGACGCAAGAATGGATAAATGAGAGTAATTATGGGTATGTTTACTGACAACATACCCCGCTGGTATTTTGGATTCTTTGGCGTATATACCAGCTGCAAAATGATGCCCAATTACTGGGTCAACTGCACATGGTAGACAGCTCATTAAACCATACCCGCCTCAGCACCAATTTGCTGATTTTGCATTACTGCCTCAGTTTGCCCAGCCATTGACAACATCATTTGCTCTTGCTGTTGCAGCTGTTTCTGCTGCTCCATTAAGAAACCACGCTCGGCAGCGGTATTGCGTATTGCACTTGGCACGCCCAGCTTGTCTCCTAACAGATCAATTAAATCCCCAGTCTTAACCGCAAGCAAGCCTTCTGCGCCAAGGGTTTGAGTAATCTGCATAAACTGCATGATGTTATTGATCTCTTCCATGTTTTGCGCCATGGCCAATGGAGCAACTGGCGCAACCTTGACCTCAAGCCCATTAACCTGGAGTGGTAGATCAATCAAACCGCGCTCATCCATAACGCTCAAAATACGAGCAACCAATGGAACCATGGTCTCATTAATCAAGCGGCCAAATGCAGATCCAAGGTTTTGAGCCAATTCCTTCATGCGCTCGACAACTTCTGTTGCAGAACGAGCAGACATGTTGTCAGGAGGCAAGCTCTCATCTAGCAATGTGCGCTTAATATTGGCACGCAAGTCCTGGATAACAATCTGAGATACATTGAAATCCCCAGAACGAGCCAACGGCTTTAGCGATTCGCCTTGTGGGCCTCCATTGCGCGCTACTGGAATAATCGCACCTGGTACTAATTTGACCGTCTGGGGATTCAGTACGCCATCATCAGCTGCTGTATATACACCAGAGATAGCCAATGACGCGTTTTTAAGAACAAGCTCAAGCGTCTTGTTTAAAGTCTTAATGTCTGGCAATGCGGTCAGCAATGGGCCGCGTCCATAGATCTCGCCAGCAATCTTAGAATAACGCGATATTACCCATGGAGAGCTGTTCATACGGCGATAAACAATCTCCTCTTTGGAGACTTTATCAATCACATGGTAGCACCAGTCACCGCGATCTGTGTCATAAACTGTGGCCTCTAAAAGCTCAATCTCATCGGTTGGCTTTGCCTCAATGCGCTGCTGCACAACGGT